TTTTCAAGCGACATCAAGACAAGATTTAGATGACGATTTTTTAAATTCCTTTGATAATTTTGAAAAATTTTTAACTTTGCATAAGATGTTCGTAAGAACTACTGATATTAATGTTTTTAATATTCCTTTACAAGATTATAAAAATATGATATTATATTTTTATAATGACAAACAATATAATGCAGTTTATTCATATTGGGAGAAACATAAAAAGGAAAATAATACTTTTTACGATTGGGCAAAGCCTAGTTTTGACCATATTATCCCAAAAAGTAAAAATGGTACAGATGATTTAGAAAACCTACAAGTTTTAACAGTTTTTGAGAATTTATCAAAAAGAGATCTTACTATGTAGGAATGGAATGATTTTAAAATAAAAACTCATACTACTTCAGATTATTTTATTGAAAATATTATGAGCGTTTGAAAGGGGGGAAGGATATGAATAATCGGTTTGAAGTACATTCTCACACCGAATACTCAAACATCCGATTACTTTGACTGTATCAATAAGCCAAAAGATCTAGTTAATAGAGCAATAGAAATTGGTCTAAAAGGCATTGCAATCACAGACCATGAATGTATTAGCTCAGCAGTTATTTTAAATAAATATCAAAAAGAAATATCTGAAAAGTATCCAGATTTTAAAATTGCATTAGGCAATGAAATTTATCTTACTGATACAAGAGATAAAAGTCAAAAGTATTGGCATTTTATTTTAATTGCAAAAGATGCGATTGGATTTAAGCAATTAAGAATGTTATCTTCAAGAGCATGGATGCAAAGTTATTACGACAGAGGTATGGAAAGAGTTCCAACTCTAAAAAGTGAACTTGAAGAAATAGTCACAACAGCGCCTGGTCATCTGATCGCAACATCTGCATGTATTGGTGGAGAATTGTCTGGATCTGTTTTAGCAATGGAAAAAGCTAGACAGATTAATGATTTAAATGAAGCAACTATAGCGTATAATAGAATTGTTGCATTTATTTCATTAATGAAGAAATTATTTAATGATGATTTTTATATTGAATGCGCGCCAGGAGCAAGCAAAGATCAAATTATTGTAAACAAAAAGTTGGTTGAAATTGCTCATGTTTATAATATTAAGATGGTAATTGGATCTGATGCTCATTATCTGAAAAAAGAAGATAGATATGTTCATAAGGCATATCTTAATTCTAAAGGTGGTGAGCGTGAGGTTGATGATTTTTATGAATATGCATATCTTCAAACAGAGGAAGATATTATTAAAAATTTAACACCTTCAATTGTTGATTCTTACAAACAGATGTGTGAAAATAGTATGGAGATTTATGATAAAATTGAAATTTATTCAATTTTACATAATCAAGTTATTCCATCTGTAGAAGTTAAAGATTATCCAAAAGAAGAAGCTAGAAAAGAATTAAAAGCAGCTTATCCTGTTTTAGCTGATATGAAAAATTCAGACAATATTTATGAAAGATATTGGGTTAATGAATGTTTTAATTCTTTAAAAGAAAAAAATTTATTTTCATCAACATATCTTTCTCGGCTTGAAGAAGAGGCAGATATTAAGAAAACAATTAGTGAAAAACTTGGAACAAATATGTTTTCTTATCCAATAACTCTTCAGCATTATGTTGATATGTTCTGGGAATGTGGTAGTTTGGTTGGTGCAGGACGTGGTTCAAGTTGTAGTGGACTTAATCATTATTTATTAGGAATAACCCAGCTTGATCCAATCGAATGGAACCTTCCATTCTGGAGATATCTGAACAAAGAGAGAGTTGAACTAGGTTGTCTAATATTGATATTGCCTAGTTGTAAAAAAAGAGTGTGAACCCTGCTAAGGGGTGTCATGAAAATGGCTAACGGTATCAGTGAAATAAGATATTTAATATTCGAATCAACTGACTAAGAGACTGCATGTCCTGAAATAATGGATAGATTCAGAATACCGTGCTTAATGGATCTTTTGGTCAATGTCTATCAATGTCTATATTAATTTTTTTAATATATAATGACAGATATTATATAAGGAGAAAATTAATATGAAAAAACATTATATTTATTTAACTACTAATCTAGTTAATAATAAAAAATACATTGGTAAACATTATGGCGAATTGAATGATGAATATATAGGAAGTGGATTAATTTTACAAAGAGCCGTTGAAAAATATGGTAAATAGAATTTTGTAAAATAGATATTATATATTTCATCTAATAATGAAGAAAACAACCTTAAAGAAAAAGAATATATTAAAAAATATAATGCTACTCAAAGCAAATAGTTTTATAATATAGCTTAGGGCGGCGATGGAGGAAATTTAATAGCTGGATATACACCAGAACAAAGATTGGCTTTAAGTCAAAAACTAAGTAAAATAAATTCAGGATAGAGTAATCCTATGTATGGTAGACATCATACAGAAGAAACAAAAGAGAAAATAAGACAAATTGACAAATCTTACACTCAAACTGAATAGTATCGAAAAAATATGTCTTAGTTAAAATCTGGTGAAAAAAATGGTATGTTTGGTAAACATCATACTGAAGAATCTAAACTTAAAATGTCTATTAATAGCAAAGGTAAAACAGCTGGTTAGAAAAATGGTATGTTCGGTAAAAAAGGACAAAATGCTATTAATGGGAAAAAGATAGATATGTGTGATAAAAATGGAAATGTAATCCAAACTTTTAATGCTAAAACAGCAGTTTTAGATTTTTTACATCTTAAAGGTCACGTAAGTTTAGATAAAGCTATTAAAAATGGTACTGAATATAAAGGTTATTTTTGGAAGCTTCATTAAGTGTAGAGACTAAATTTTGTTTATACAATAAGAGGAATTGAGATAAGCACAATTCCGTAGCGCACTCTAGCAATAATCGAAGTAAAATAACTCTCAGTAGATTATTGTGAAAGATATAGTCCAATAATAAAAGGATATTGATATTGATATTTGTCCAAGTAAAAAAGGAATTATTTTAAAGAAGATTAAAGAAGAAAGAGGAAAAAACTTTAAATATAATTCTTCTGAATTGGAAAAGCAAAATCTTGGCGCGGTACTCGTTGCGACATTCGGAACTGAAGGCACCCGTTCGACAATCTTAACCGCCTGCCGCGGATATAGAAGTGAAGAATATCCCGATGGTATTGATGTTGACACAGCTCAGTTTTTATCATCATTAGTTCCGAGTGAACGTGGATTTTTATGGTCATTACAAGATGTTGTTTATGGAGACAAAGAAAAAGGTAGAGAAAAGTCAGACTTGTTCATAAATGAAGTAAATAATTATCCAGGACTTTTGGATATTATGATGGGTATTCAGAATCTTGTGAACAAAAGAAGTAGTCACGCATCTGGGGTTATTTTTATGGATGAAGATCCATATGAATTTGGATCTTTTATGAGGACTCCAAAGGGTGAAGTAATAACTGCTTTTGATTTGCATGATTCAGAAGCACTTGGAATGACAAAATATGATTTTCTTGTAACTGAAGTTCAAGATAAATTAGTTCAAGCAATAAAATTTCTTCAAGAGAATAATGAAATAGAATCTGATTTGTCTTTAAGAGAAATTTATGATAAATATTTTCATCCAAATGTTTTACCTTTAAAAGATGAAAAGATTTGGAAAAATATTCAAAGTGGTTCAATATTAAATATCTTTCAGTTTGATAGTGACGTTGGAGCGCAGGCCGCAAAAAAGATTAAACCAGCAACAATATTGGAGTTAGCAGATGCGAATGGTCTAATGCGGTTGATGACTTCTGAACAAGGTCAAGAGACTCCAATGGAAAAATATATTCGTTTTAAAAACAATATAAATCTTTGGTATCAAGAGATGAAAGAAGCTGGATTAACAGAGAAAGAAATGAAAACTCTTGAACCATATTTTAAAGATTCTTATGGAGTCCCGCCATCACAAGAGCAGTTGATGAGAATGTTGATGGATGAGAACATATGTTCTTTTTCATTGAAAGATGCGAATGCCGCAAGAAAAATTGTTGGTAAAAAACAAATGTCAAAAATTCCTGAATTGAGACAGCAAGTTTTAAATCAAGCAAAATCTGCGGCGTTAGGTCAGTATGTTTGGAAAGCTGGAATCGGCCCGCAAATGGGATATAGTTTCAGCATCATTCATGCTCTTGCATATAGTTTCATTGGTTTTCAGACAGCATATATTGCGACAAGATGGAATCCAATTTATTGGGACACAGCTTGTTTGATTGTAAATAGTGGAAGCCTTGAAGATGATGATGTTGAATATGATGAGGATGAAGATGGAGATATTGTTAGCGCTCCAAAAAAGAAAGAGGCTTCAACTGATTATGCAAAATTAGCAAAGGCACTTGGTGAAATTATCGCCGCAGGAATTAAAGTGTCTTTGATTGATATAAATAAATCTAATTATGGTTTTGAACCAGATATTAAAAATAATCAAATTCTTTTTGGATTAAAAGCATTAAGTAACATCGGGGCACCAATTATTGAAAAGATAATAGGCGGCCGCCCTTATAAAAATTTAAAAGATTTTATGGTTAGATGTCCATTAAATAAAACTGCAATGATTAATTTAATTAAAGCAGGAGCTTTTGATAATCTTGAAAGCATATGGGCAAATGAACTAAATATAAATCCAAGAATTTTATGTATGGTTTATTATTTATCCATTGTAAGTGAACCAAAAAGTAAATTAACTTTACAAAACTTTAATGGATTAATTGAAAAAGGTTTAATTCCAAATGAATTGAATTATGAACAAAGAACTTTTGCATTTAATAAATATATCAAGAAAAATAAAAAAGGAGATTATTATTTATTAAATGTAAATTCTCAAGATTTAAATTTTTATGCAGATTTATATGATAATGAAGGATTAGAAATTATAAATGGAGTTCCTTGTGTTAAACAAAAAACTTGGGATAAGATTTATAAAAATATTATGGACGCCGCGAGGGATTGGTTAAAAGAAAATCAAGATCGAGTGTTAAAAGAATATAATACTTTATTATTTAAAGAATTTTGGGATAAATATGCAAAAGGGAATATTTCAGCTTGGGAAATGGAGTCATTATGTTTTTATTATAATGAACATGAGTTAAAAGATATTAATACTAATAAATATGGTATAGTAGATTTTAATTTATTATCTCCTCAACCAGTTGTAGATAGAACTTTTAAAAGAAATGGAAAGCAAATTCCATTATATAAATTATATAGAATAGCAGGAACCGTTATTAGTAAAAATGATAATAGACATTCAATTTTCTTATTAACAACAACTGGAGTTGTAAATGTAAAATTTACAAAAGAATATTATGCCTTATTTGGTAGACAAATAAGTGAGGTTCAACCAGACGGAAGCAAAAAAGTTATCGAGAAGGGTTGGTTCGTCAGAGGAACAAAATTATTGGTAACAGGTTTTAGAAGAGACGATACTTTTGTTAGTAAAAATTATAAATCTAATGGTGGACATCAACTTTATAAGATTTTGAATGTTAATGGGAAAAATCTAGAAATAACTCATGAAAGGTATGGACAGGATGAATAAAGTAAATCATCCCTCCCATTATAACTCTGGGAGTATTGAAACAATTGAAATTATTAAAGACCAAGGCTGGACTCAAGGGTTCTGCCTTGGTAACGCAATTAAATATATTACAAGAGCAGGAAAGAAAGATCCATTTACGACAATAGAAGATTTAGAAAAAGCAATTTGGTATATTAACTATTATATAGAAACTTTAAGAAAAGAAGATGTTGTTGTCTCCGAGGACAATTTAGGATAATTCAGCTCGAATCATTTTAAAATATAAAGATGACATAAAAAGGAGATAAAAGAATATTATGGTAGTAATCTTATATTCAACAAACTGCCCGCGCTGTATGGTTTTAGAGAAAAAACTTAACAACGCAGGAATTAATTATTCTATAAATGATAACGTTGAAGAAATGCTTGCTTTAGGATTCATGGAAGCTCCAATCTTGATGGTAGATGGAAAAGCTATGAATTTTAAAGAAGCTAACGACTGGATTGGAGAACAGCAGCATGGAAATTAATATTAGACTTGGAAAAAATTTTACCACTCAATACAACAAATTGCAAGCTTAGTTTGGAACTGATATAGCCAGAATCAATGGTTTTGACGACGGCCAGTTAAGCTACACCGACTTCATTGATAACTTTATCGATGAATCAACTGTTGCGGACGCCTCTATAGATGGCAATTCTAATGTGGCACATAAAGATATTGTTACGCTCCTGAATGAAATGCCTAAACCGCATAGAAAATTGCTTGCTTTTAATAAAATCTACTATGAAATTCAAAAGAAATATGGATTTAAAGCAGCAAATGAATGGCTCCGCATGGAATGGATGGGCCAACTTTACATGCATGACTCAGATACATCCACCTTTAAATCTTATTGTTTCGCATATGATTTAAAAGATTTGGCTGAAAAAGGATTATACTTCCTTAGTGGTCATAATAATAAGCCTGCAAAGCATCTTATTACTTTTGTAGATTTTGTGAAAGAGTTTATTAGTTTTGCTTCCAATAGAACAAGTGGGGCAGTTGGCCTACCAAACCTTCTTCCTTATATGTTCTATTTCTGGAAAAAAGATATTGATTCTGGATATTGGCAAGGAGATCCAAAAGCCTACGCAAAACAAAACTTCCAAAGATTTATTTATGCAGTGAATCAACCTTATGTTCGAGATGGATCTCAATCTGCTTTTACAAACACTTCTGTGTTTGATAGACCTTATTTTGAAGCTCTTTTTGGAGGAGCGGAGTTTCCTGATGGAACTTTTATGATTGACTATGAAGAAGAAATAATTGAGTTTCAAAAATGGTACATGGAAGAGATGGCAGCAATCCGTACAGAAAACATGTTTACATTCCCTGTATCCACTATTTCTTTATTAAGAAAAGAAGGCTCTTTTGATATTAATACACTAGATGGATATGTTGATAAAGATTTTGCAGAATGGGCTTTAAATCATAACATGCAATGGTCAGATAGTAATCTCTTTATGGATACTTCTGTTAATTCTCTTTCTAATTGCTGCCGCCTTAAAAGTGATATAAGAGAACTCGGTTACTTTAACAGTATTGGCGGTACAGCCTTAAAGGTCGGATCAGTCAAGGTATCTACTATTAATTTAGCTAGATTAGCACTTGATACCAATAGTGAAGAAGAGTATTTAGAAGAATTAACACATCGCGTAATTGTTGATCTAAGAGCACTTGATGCAGTTAGGCATATTATTAAACGTAATGTAGAAAAAGGATTACTTCCTAATTTTTCATATGGTTTAATTGATTTTGAACATTTATACAACACAATTGGTTTCATTGGAATTTATGAAACAATGAAACGTTTTGGATATATTGAAAAAGATGAACTTGGAAACACTTATTATACAAAAGAAGCTAGTGTTTTTGGTCAAAAAATTTTTAAAACTATGAGGGCGGCCGCCGATCAGTTTATCGCTGAGGAACAGTGTGATTATATGATTAATACAGAACAAATCCCCGGAGAGTCTGCCGCCGCAAAATTAATGAAGAAAGATAAGTTCTTTTATCCTGAAGCAGATATTTATGATCTTCCGCTCTATGGTAATCAATTTATTCCTCTTGGAATTAAAACAACTCTTCAAGAGAGAGTAAGAATTGCTTCTGAGTTTGATAGCTATTGTAATGGAGGGTCAATCCTTCACGCTAATATTGATGCCCCTTTTGATTCTTTTGAAAAATGCTTAAAAATGGTTAATTATATTGCAGAACAAGGCGTAACTTATTTTGCTTTTAATACAAAGATTCAAGCTTGCGAAGATAACCATGCTTTTTATGGAACTACATGTCCAGTATGCGGTAAGCCCATTGCGACAGAATACACCAGAATCGTAGGGTTCTACACTCCAATCAAAACATGGTCAAAAGAGAGAACCAAAGAATATAGTATGCGAAAATGGGAAAGTATAAATAAAACCTCTGAGATCATTTAATATATGAAATACAACTTTAATAAAAATATAAAAGAAAGGATTAATAATATGAATAGTTGTTCTATCTCTACTACTAATGATTGGAATACTAAAACTTTCAAGACTAATTTTACTAATTTTATATATATGGATCCTTCAAGACTTTCAACTCATATGTTTACAAATCTGCCTCCCAGCATCAATGATGTAAAAATTTACAACAATAGAGTAATCAAAGTTTTCTTTGCAGACGGTACGACTGAAAAAGCTATTTGTCAAATGGGCGATAAATTTGATTTAGACGTAGGTATCACAATTTGTGCAATGAAACATATATTTGGCAAAAATGAGTATTTTAAAATGTTAAAAAAAGCTAAAAAAAATGCTGAAAAACATAGAGAACTTGAACGCAAATCTAAAGAGGCTATGGAGATTAAACAAAGACAAAAAGCTAAAAAGGAAAAAAAGAAGCAGGCGAGGAGAGAGCGTAAAAACAAAGAACTTGCTACTCTTATTGCTGAAACTATAGCTACTCACAATAAGGAGTAAATAAAATTGTGTTTGTAAAAGGAATTATTTATTAGGATTTTGTTAATTATAAAAAACCTGCTATGGTAATAGAAATGCCAAGATGTGATTTTAAATGCGATAAAGAGTGCGGAAGCCAGGTTTGTCAAAACTCAGACCTGGCCCGCCAGCCAGATATAAAAGTTGATGCAATAAAAATTATAAAACAGTATATTTCTAATCCTATTACAGAAGCAATTGTTTTTCAAGGATTAGAACCGTTTTATGATGAAGATCTTCTTCTATGGATAAATTTAATCAGATCTTATACTCATGATGACATAGTTATCTATACAGGTTTTAATAAAGAAGAAATAGAACCATACTTGACAGCTTTAAAAAAATATGATAATATTATTATAAAATATGGGAGATTTATTCCTAATCAAGAATCTCATTATGATCCTATCTTAGGAGTAAAATTAGCTAGTCCTAATCAATACGCAGAAAGGCTTTTATAATGAGAATTAGATAGATAGAAGATAAATAGCAAGTTGCAATAATTAGACAAAAAATAAAGCAAAACAATGGATATTGTCCATGTAAAATAATTAAAGATGAAACCACTTTATGTCCATGTGAATCATTTAGAGAAGGGCCTTTAGGTGAATGCCAATGCGGTTTATATATAAAAATAGAGGAATAATAAATGAAAAATGTAAATTTGGGAGCGACTTTATATGATGTAAATAAGCAGATTATGGATTCTACAGGAAAATCATTAAATCATCTAGAGCTTGCTGCAAAACAAAAACAAATAGAAGATTGGTTTAACATGAAAGTAGATTGTTATGCAATGCTTCTTTGCAATGAACGAAGAGATTATACTATTTTTCATCTTTATGAAAATCAAAATCCTAACCCCCCAGCTGTTGCCGCAGCAGAATGTATTGGCTGTTTAACTGATAGAGGTCAGGTCTTAAGCATAGATCCAGATAGAGAAGCGTGGGAGATTTGGTTAAAAATTGGTGACGAATCTTATTGTTATCATTTATTTAGATATGATGAAGCAGTAATTGAATGTTAAGGAGACTTATGAAGAATCTATTTATAACATTTAATCTTTTCACAATATCTCAAAATGCTTTCCTTGAATAGAATGGTAAAATTATTGATAGCTTTTATTTTAATTTGAGAGATTTAACTAAAACTATTTTTTCTATAGAAGATTTAGATAAAATAACTTTTTATGGAAATAAAGAATATTTAGAACCTTTTGTTGAAAAAATAAAAACTGAAGAAATGAAAAGATATAATAAAAATAAAATAGAAATTGAAGTAAAGGAAAAGAAATAAAATGGCAAAATATTTAGTAAGAAGAACTGACGTTTATAGAGTTGATACAGAAAGTGAAGCAAAAGCTTTTGTAGAACAGCAAAAGACAAATAGTAAATATGAAGTAGTAAAACATTCTACTGAACTTCGCACAGCTAAATCAAAAGGTGAAATTGTTGATGAGTGGTATCGAGTTACTATTGTCAAAAATTGTAATGAAGAAAAAGACCCTATTGATCCATACGTAGAAGAGGAAAATGAATGAAAATTAAATTATTAACTAATACAGCAACAATACCAACAAGAGGGAGTGAATATTCTGCAGGGTATGATTTATATGCGGATATTCCTTCTGAACTTCTAATTTTTGAAAATCAAAATGTATTAATCGGTACAGGTATTGCTGTTGAAATTCCTGAAGGCTATTTTGGAGCATTATTTGCAAGAAGCGGACTCGCTACTAAACAAGGATTGCGGCCAGCTAACTGTGTTGGGGTTATTGATTCTGACTATCGTGGAGAAGTTAAAGTTGCTCTTTTTAATGATTCTACAAATTCTAAAACTATAAAACCTCATGAAAGAATTGCTCAGCTTGTTATTCTTCCATACGCGAATGTTGAACTTGAAGTCGTTGATGAGTTGACAGATACAGTTCGCGGGGACGGCGGATTCGGAAGTACTGGCACCAATTAAATAATACTTGACAAAAAAGAAAATTTTTGTTATTCTAGAGCTAGATAAAAATAAAAAGGAAAATGATTTTTATGATAACTCTAGCTCTAGATATTTCTACACACTCAACTGGCGCCGCAATATTCAATGAAAAAGAATTAATCCATTACGAATGTATTACTGCGGCTTCTCAAAATACTTTTAATCGTATAGATAAAATTGCTAGCAGGATAGAATAGTTAATTACAGAATATCATCCTACTGCAATTGCTGTTGAATCACCCCTTCCCGCAGATGTAGGTCATAATATAGACACCTATAGAAAACTTACTTGGGCGCAAGGCATAATTGGTGATACCTTAAATAAACATAAATTGTCTTTTGACGCAATGTATATCCCCAGCGAATGGAGGAAAAAAGTATAGATAAAAACTGGCCCTAAGAAAATGCGGCCCAAACTAAAAGCTTAGGATGTCGCTATGGTCAAAATGTTATATAATATAGACGTAAATGATGATATAGCTGATGCTATACTCATCGGCAGAGCTTATACTCAATAGCATCAAGAATAGATTAATTGGGAATAAAAATAAGGGGAGAACATATGTTCTCCCCTTATCTTTTTATGTAAAAAACATCATATCTGCAATGCTATGACTTTTTCTTTTTCTTTTTCTATCTTCCTACTTTTTAATATAATATAATCCATAAATAAAAGCAGAAAATTTATCTTTCTTAATACTTCTACTGCTTTGTTTTAAAATAATATTCGCGCCTTCATTATCTTCTACTAGATTCAACATCTGCTATCTTAATACAGTAGTAAGCACAAAAGGTCTAAGTTCCTCATTTCTTTGCTCTGGAGTCATTGTCTGACCCTTCTTAGTGCTCATCAATTTGGTTTTAGCTTGAGATTCATCTATTAAAAATTTGACTTTACCACTAGACATTTGGGTTTGAGCATAAGAATAAGCCTCTGTATTAATAGGAGCGTTAGCCTTTATTAGATACATCGCATTTTCTTCAACTCCAACTCCACGAATCTTCTTATAAGGCTCAACAGCATCTTCAGAAGTTCCGTCTGCTACTCCAAAAGGAGGTAAAGAATCACCTGACTCTGGGTCTATTTGTGTTTTAGTCATAAAATCTATCAATCCAATACCTAGACCGTTAGCATCTATAGCTAGCACCCGCGCCTTGTATTTAAAATAAAGCTTTTTTAATTTAATAGCTTGAACTTCAAAATCTTCTTCTTCAAAAGTATAGATATTAACAAGAGTTTTAACAGCAGTTCCTTGCGGCTGTGGCGTCACTTTAAAAATACATGCTTCAGATGTACATCCAATACGACCAACGTCAACTCCAATAACATAAAAAGCATTTTTTGAACTCCTATTGCTATATTCATATTCTGGTTGATTTAATACTCTATACTTATCGAATTTTTCAGCAGAATAGAAAGCGTTCTAGGCGTCGCCGCTCCAAATACTTCTATACTATCTATCAAATGAATCTTCATTATAAGTGCCCTGCAATTTTAAAGAATCTACAAAATTAGCATCTAACAATCCTTCTTTAACAGGAGTCTAATAAGTACCGCCCATAATCATATATAGATTTGGCTATAGTATACTGTTAATCAATAGCTCAATCTGCTTATCATAAGCGAAAGAGTTTTTCCAACCTGCAGTTGTAATATAAACTTGACTTTTATTTACTACTTCATCCTAAAGCCTTGTCTTGCCATCTGGGAGCAATCTATTAACGTTAGTAGTGGGAATAATAACTTCATTGAGAATATCTTTATCTATTAATACGCACTCTTCCATTAGACCGCCAGTTCTACGCTGTCCTCTGGAACTTTCTCTCGCGGCAAGGATATTGATTTCAGAACCATTTTTAAAAATATAATGGACATCATCTTTAGTCTTTTTTGTAACGCCGCGGGACCAGTTGATTTCATTCTAAAGAGATGGAATTAATCGACAAAGCTCCTAGATCTTTGCGATAGTAATCGATGCTGCCTGTTCTTTTCCACCTGTCGTAACGAATAAATTACTACCAGGGAAAAGAATACATCGTAACATAAGCACCATCATTGATAAAAATGATTTACTATAAGCACGCGGGAAGGTAGCATATACATAGCGATGCCGCATTACTACTCTAAGAAAAATTCTTTGATAAAAATAGAAATGAAAATTACTTTCTGGGCCTTTAATAAAATCAATTAAAAGATCTGGATATTCTCTATAAAAAGAAATTAATTTTCTAATGTTGTCTAATTGAGCATTTATTCTTTCCTAAGATAAACCTTGTTTTCTATTATGAGAATTAGACAACTATAATAAATGTGCTAAACTCATAACATTACTCACTTTCTTTTATAATTTGAGCGTCCTGCTATTTTTCCTATTCTATTCGCTCATTATAATCCATAATATCATCATCAGTAAGCTAAACTTCATCTAAACCTTTTGCCTTAGCTTCTGCACGATCTTTCTTTTCTTGCTCTAGATTTTCTTTTCTTTTTAAGTGATCTTCAATTTCTCTTGCTAATGCAGGATCTTGATATATTAAAGTTCTTGTATAACTTTTTAAATCATTTATGATGGTATCTACTACATCATAATCAACTTCTAAATTATATCTAGGGATTTCTCCGCCAACCCTTTCACAATAGGCAACTAACTCACCAATAGAATCAAAAGCATCATCCTGTTTCTTTTCTCTGTCTTTTGCAGCAAATTTTGAAGATTTGCGCAAAGCATCTTGGGTTCTAGATATTTTATTATATCCATCTAGGTCGCCGCAGTCTAATGCTTGATTCATTTTAAGATTATTTTTACAATAGAGAATAAGAGAATTTTCAGTATCTGCATCTTGAATATCAAACGAATCTGTCATTCTCTTATAATTTTGTTCTAGCTAAATCCATTCTGAAGGCTTATATAATCTTCCCCATTTTATAGCTAGGTACATTTTATCCTATTGAGTTAATTCATTTGTAGGATCTGGCAGATCAGTCTATTTAAAAAAATTATCTTCTTGATATGGATTATTAACTTGTTCATCAAGAGTAGAAGAAGCAGTGGGAATGAAATCCTTATTTTGTATTGGTGTTGGCATTAGCGTTTTATATTCTGCTTCAGTTATTTCACCTGCCGCAAATTTTTCTTTAAGCTATTCTTCATATTCCTAATTTGCGGCGACCGCCTCTTCTGTCTACTAGACTCGTCTTTGTTCGTTCATAGCCTGCAGCCGCTCACTATCTGCCCAGCCAAAATTTTTCCATTGTTTCAATTTCATTTTGGATAGATATTTTCCAAAAACAGACATACCATTCATTTTAGCAGGATCTTTTGCAAAAGCCCTATCTCTTAGAACGTTCCATTCTGCAGGGACGTATGGGACATCCATTTTCTAAAGAAGCCATAAAAAAGTATCTGGATCAAAATTGTCTATATGAAGAGTTAAGCATTTTTTACACATCTAAGTCTTAGTTCCATCTTTATAAGTATAAAACTAACCTTCTTTTAGCCATTTACCCTACTTTTGACAGTAGCACTGGCCTTTACTATTTGGCATTTGTCCCATTATTTAACCGCTCCTTTCGCAAGCATTTTCTTTTCTTTTGTCTTTTTATTTCTACAATCTTTGCAAATAGAATACCACCCATCCTTACTTGTGTTATTTTTAGAAAAGAACATATTGTGCGCTAATTTTATTTCACCACATCTATTGCATTTTTTCCACTTGCCGCGCTCTTCATTGGTATAATGCCAGATTAACCATTCCTTTTGAGCGCGCTCCGCAATCATCTTAGGAATTTTCTTTCTCCATAGAGAAGATAAATATTCGACAGAATGTTTAATTCCATGATCTCTATTTAAAAGACTTTGTATCTACTAATTAGTTTTCCCATCTATTTTATATATTAAAAGATCGTAATAAAGTGCGTAGTCATCTTTTAAAGTTAAATCTATTAAATTCTACAAATCTTGAATTAAATAATAAGAATCACTTTCAAATTTTCCCCAACTATTCTATTTTATTTTTGAATAATTACATAATAAAGCCTAAACATGTTCTGGAATTAAAAATGAAAAATTTCCATCTACTTTTAAACTCCCATCTTCATTAATAGTAATTTTCTATTCAAAATTTATATTATTAAAACTTTTTATAGCGTTCATAAAATAAATTGGTTTACGATAAGAACTTTTTAATACATATTGGTCTTTTCTCATCTAAATCAATTGTTTTAATAATAAGGCTTTCTTTTTGCCTGTCGCCTGTTCATATCTCTGTTGAGTTTCTTTTATTGATTCTACCAGTTGCTATAAGCCAGGGATTTCTTTAATATCTTGTGGGGTAATGTTATATTTTGGTGTGAAGATAATATTTTTATCATTTGTAATCATATTATAAATACCATCTTCACCATTCTAAAATTTTTCAACAAGTCCTTCAAAAGAAGTTTCTCTTTTATTAACTGTAGTCATTCTGTTTTCAGTTAATATTTTTTTCTATTTTCTTTCTTCTTTCTCTAAAGGGTATACTAAATACTAAGTTAAAATTTTTAAATATCCAGGAGTAAGTTTTTCTGAAGGTGTTGATTCTATAATTTGTGTAACTATTTTATTTCTTTCTTGCGGGTCTTGGATCGTTGGATCCAGTTTAAGTTGTTTCTGACCCACCGCCGCATTTATTGTCTAATCCATGTGCAAACACTCCTTTTTTTAGTTTCTAAGTATATTATACTAAAAAAATTTTATTTTGTCCAGTCAAAATTAAACATTTTTGACAAAAATAAAAAAATATTATATAATATTATTATCAAAAGAAAGGAATTTGATAATATGTTGAAAACTGTTTATAAATATCCCATTAAAGAAGAAAAAATATATTTACCATTAAATGTAGAAATACTATCTGTAAAATGGGTTAAAGGAGAAATTTGTATTTATGCTCTTGTTGACCCAACAGAAACTACCAAAACAGAATATGAAGTATATATTATGGGAACAGGTTATACTATTCAAGAGGACGAAATAGAAGATATGGTATATTTAGGTACTGTTATTGAACCAAATGAGTTTTTTGGCGATTTGGTTTGGCATGTATGGATTTGCGGCAAGCGATGAGGGTGGCAATCCTAGGTGGCGACCGCCGCGATTATTCAGTGTTAGATAAAAAAATAAATGAGCTGATTGAAGAAAAACAATGTTATCTTTTTACTGTATTATGTGGCACTACTAATCCCACTCAATATAAGCCAGGTTTAAGCGAAATCTGGGCAAAGAATAATGGCGCACCAATTGAATATTTGATTGACGAAGATCAGCGGCGGTTGTTGACAAAATTAGCGGCTGCCGCAGATTATATTATTTTTATTTTAAGAGATGAGCAATGGTTAAAAAATTTTATGATGCAATATAAAATGATGGGAAAGCATGGAACGGTGATAAAGCTATGAGCAAATATTTAAATAATAATGAGCCTGGCTATGAAAAGCCAGTAAAAGAAATAAAGAAAGATAGACCTGAAGTTAAAAATTTGTATTGCCCTGTTGATGGTCATTATTGTGAGCAGCCACAGTGTGAGAATTGTAGGTATGAGACCGTATGAGAGAAGATATTTATACAGATGGAATTTTACATTATGATGCTGTTATTGAGGAATTATGTCGAAGAACAGGATTAAATGAAGAAATTTGTGAAAAAGTTTATGATGCTTTTTCAGATATTTTGATTGAACTTGATATTATGGAAGAAGCCCACGGCAGCTTTTGAAAGACAGAAGACTAGAAATGCTCGTAAAGCGGACTATTGTCGCACCCACTCAATAATTTTACAAGAGATTCCTTATACAAGTTATGATTCTATAAATCTCGAAATGCTACTTTCTTCGATTTCTGATTTGAAAAAATAATTTGGAGGGGAAAATGCCGAGGCAAAGTCAAATTATTGAGTGAAAAAGATTTTTTCCCGAAATAGGTAGGGGGAGTAGTGCGCTAGATTGCTGCGTAGAAAAGATAGCAAAAGCAATGTAACAGGGTCGTATAAATCAACCCAACTTATGTAATAAAGAAAAAGAAATAATAAAATAAAACATAAACAAAAACAAATAATAAATAAAAGAAGAATAAACTAAATAAAAATAAATGTAAATAAAATCATAAAATATATTTTGTTTTTGTTTTAAGAGTCATACAATACATACTTGCTCGGTTTGCGTGCGGTCGTGCGCAAACCGCTTTTTCTTATCCAAGAAGTTACTAGACTTTTTCTTACTAGATTCTTTATCGCCGTTCAATTATAGCAGCTCCCAAAATTTGATAGCGACTTAAAAAAATTTTTTAATAGGGGTTGACAATAAAACCGGCACATGGTATACTATAATCAAGAAAAGGAAAGGAGAACAAGAAATGAAAAACACAGAAAGAGAAAACATGATTAATGAAATGATTGATAAAGTTTGCAGAATTTATGGTTTTGAAGCAAAAGAAACTATTCATTTTTGCAATCTTTGTGAGAAAACTAAGAACGATAATCTTATTGAAAAAAAGTATCACAAACTTGTTGACAACTTTAACAACTAATGCTATAATAGCATTATCAAATAGATAAGCACTAACAAGAAACAAACAGAAGAAAGGAAGAATAAAATGTTTAAAATGACTTTAGTTGCATTAATGACCACAGCACTTCTTAATGGTGCCACTGCACCTGTTGAGGAATTAGGATTTTATCCCATGACTACTGTTGTAGTTGAACTTGATGAAAAAACAGATAATGTTGTTTGTGTTGATTTTAACGGTAATGAATGGGCATTTGAAGGTATTGAAGATTGGTGTATTGGTGACTATGCTACCTTGACAATGTGCGACAATGGCACAGTGGAAATCTACGATGATATTATTTGTGACGCTCGCTATGACGGATGGCTTGATGGGAAATTTGGTAATGTTTTAGAATAAAAAAGTGTTGACAAAAGGTTGTGATTAAGCTATAATTAAATCATCAAAAGAAAGGAAATAAACAAAATGAAAGCTTACATCACAATTTATAATAAAAAAACAAAAAAACATGAAAAAATGGTTTTAACTCTTGAAGAAGCAAAGGCAAAGCTTACAGCTAAACAGTATGAAAAACTTGTCAGCTTTAAAGGAATTTACACAGCAAGTCTTAGTGGGTATGTTGCTTAAGCAACATACCTTTTTATTTGGCGTCACGCTGGCGGTCGCAGCGTGACGCTTTTATCTTTATCACATGAATTGCAACTTTTAGCAAAGAAAAAATTTGCTGAAATTTTTTTAATATTTTTCCTAAAAATGTATTGACAATCATAATGTAATAACGTATAATTAAATCATCAAAAGAAAACAAACAAACTACTTAATAAAAAAATAAAAAAAAGTGGTTGACAAATAAAACCGGATTTGATATAATAAAATCATCAAAAGAGAGGAGAAAACAAAATAAAAAAAGTCTACATCGTAAAAAGCAATAATGGCCACATCGAAGGTGTTTACGCAACAGCAGAAAAAGCTGAGGAAGCCAGAAAAAACGCAGAGTGGGGTGCAGGCATGGCAGGTCGTTACGATCTCTACTTCGTCAAAGAATATGAGGTTCAGGAATAACTTAAATCCCTTGGTTCATCCAAGGGATTTTTCTTTTGGCGCTCCGTGGTCTGGCGGCACGGAGCGCTTTTTTATTTTGTGCCACTCCCAAGAATTTTTAACACCGGCTTTTTGTTAAAAAAATATTTAAAAATTTTCCCGAAACCCCTTGACTTTTAATTTAACATTTGGTATTATAATTATAGAAAAAGAAAGGGGAACACAAAATGAAAAAGATCTACTTCGACATGGATGGCACAATCGCAAACCTTTATAAAGTAGAAGGATGGCTTGGATACCTTATCAACGAAGATACAACACCTTACGAAGTAGCACAGCCGATGATGAATTTCAGCTATCTTGCAAGACTTCTTCACAAACTTCAGAAAAATGGTTATACAATCGGAATTATCAGTTGGACAGCAAAAAACAGCACTGAAGAATATAACACAAGAGTTGCAAGAGCAAAAAAAGAATGGTTAAAAAAACATCTTCCGAGTGTTCGATTCGATGAAATCCACATCGTAGAATACGGAACACCTAAAAGCACTTGCGGAAATGGCATCCTGTTTGATGATGAAGAAAAAAACAGACTGGAATGGAATGGCACAGCCTACAACGTAAATAATATCTTAGAGGTTCTGCGGAACCTCTAAATTTTTTTAAAAAAACTATTGACAACTAAAACCGGATTTAGTATACTATAATCAAGAAAAGGAAAGGAGAACAAAAAAATGACAACTTTAGAAGAAATGATGAACTGGGGAGCAACACTCGAAGAAATGCTTGAAGAAGCAGGAGTCACACAGGAAGAGTTTAATGAGGACTGAAAAGTCCTCATTTCTTTTTGGCGCGCCGCAGTTGGACGCTCCGGCGCGAAAAATCTATTATAACATCCCTCGCAACTTTTGTCAATAGGAAAATTCAACAAAAATAAGAAACTGCGGGTCCCGATATTTGTGCAACTTTTTCTAGATTTAAGTATTGACAAAGCGATTCCCGCGCGTTATAATTGTATTATCAAATGAAAGGAAAAAATAAAAAATGTCTGAACTGTCTATTCTGGTAGTTATCATTTGCGCTATTGCTGTTATATTAATGATTTGGGGATGGTCATTGTTTACTGATTTTAAAACTCGTTTAGGCGAATTTCTAGCAATTAGTTTTTCCACAATTTTTTCTATATTTGTAATTTGGTGCTTGACATTCATCCGCTGACATGATATTATAATTACAGAAAGAGAGGTAAACAAAATGAACAAGACTTTAGTATTTGACATGGACGGAACAATCGCTGATCTGTATGGTGTGGATGGATGGCTGGACGATCTTCTTAATAATAACCCTAGACCGTACATTGAAGCAAAACCCATGTACGACATTGACGATCTGAATGTTCTGGTGGATATCCTGAAAAATCTTGGATGGCGCATTGTAATTACAACATGGCTTGCAAAAGATAGCAATCCCGCTTATGATGCAAAAGTCAGAGAAGCTAAAATTAATTGGCTTGATAAAGTAGGTTTCCACTATGATGAAATTCATCTCGTAAAGTACGGCACAACAAAAGCCAACTGCACAAGAAAATACGGCGGTTTTCAGATTCTTATTGATGACAACGACAAAATCCGCAATGGATGGACACTTGGTGGTACATTTGATGCTAAAGAAGATATTTTAAGCAACCTTTGGAGACTCATTGGAGTAGAGCTTAGTTAAATTAACTAAGCTCTGTTGACCGGAAAAACAAAAAAAGTAGTTGACAAAAAAATTTTTTTATGATATAATATTTATAGAAAATGAAAAAGAAAGAGGCGCTAAAAATGAATTTTGAATTTACTGGAACAATTTCTTTTGATGTCGATGAAATTTTTGAGATGTGTTGTGATGATAATCGTATTGATACAGATGAAATCCATGAAGCTATAGACTATTGGATGAATGAAACTTGCGACCCTACTTATGAATTTGTTGAAGATTGGATGATCGATAAAGTTGTAGCAGAAGTTAAAAAAAAATTGACAAAGTTCTTGAGGATTGATATAATAAAATCATCAAAAGAGAGGAGAAAAACAAAATGACAAAGCTTACTTACAAAATCGTTGACAACAAAAACCACACCCTGCAGAGCGGCATCCCTACATTGAACGAGGCGGTCGCCGCTGCGGAGAGTCTCAAGGCAAAGTATCTGCCTGAATACAAGGTCATCAGAGAGAGAACGCACTTCGACCGTTCCAAGTGCAAGAAGTCTCCCGACTGGCTCGCCAGACACGCCAACTAAATAACGCAGACAGGGCAAGGCAAAACTTGCCCTGTTTTTATCTTCGGCGGCGCGCGTACTGTCGACCCGCGCCGAAATTTTAATTATACCACCTGCCGCACTTTTTGTCAATAGGAAAAATGTACAAAAATTAAATCTTTTTTATCCCGAAATTTTACTTGACTACTAAGAATTAGTATAGTACAATATTTTTAGATAGGAAAGAGGTGATACAAAATGAAACTTAGAGGTACTACAAAATTAAAGTCTCACATGAATAATTTTTTGCGTCCTTTTGGATTAAAGTCAGTTTTAGGTGAAGATTTTGCTTACTACCCTGTTACTGAACAGGTTCAATTTACTCTTGTAATGGAAGATAGAGCAGATAAAATTTTTAAGAAGTTTGTCGCTGATGCTTTTAATTATAAAATTAAGGATATGTTTTTATTTTCTTTGTTACATGAAGTAGGGCACCACTTTACAATAGATGATTTTGAGTATGAAGAATTAGATAAAGAATGGAAGCACAAAAGTAGAATAGAATGGGAAATTGATGAAGATAATTATAATGAAAAATCCATAGAATATTTTAGCCTCCCCTCTGAATACGCGGCGACCGCTTGGGCAGTCTCATACATGCGCAATCATGAAGAAGAATTATTTAGTCGTTGGCGGATAATGTTAGAGCATTTCAGACATTTTTATAAAGTAAATTCCGTTAGCTGTAGCTAACGAACCGGACGCCGCAAAAAAAAGTTGTTGACAAATAAAACACGCTGTGCTATAATGATTTTATCAAGTGAAAGAGAGGTGTTTAAAATTGAGTAGAAAAAAGATGCTGATTGGTCTGGATACAGAAACTTGTAATGGTATCATGGTTAATGACAAGTTAGATTTGAATTGTTCTCTTGTTTATGATCTTGGATGGGCTGTTGTTGATAAGTATGGGAAAGTTTATAAAACACAGAGTTTTGTTATTTTTGAAACTTTCGTAGGGATGAAAGATGTAATGAAATCAGCCTATTATGCTGAAAAAATCCCGCAGTATTGGGAAGATATCAAGACAGGAAAAAGACAGCTTGTTACTTTCGCAACCGCAAGAAAAGCACTTCTTTCTGATATGAAAGAATTTAAAACAAATACAGTTTTTGCTCATAACGCAGGTTTTGATTTAAGAGCACTTAATAACACTTATAGATATATTACAAAGTCAAAATACAGATATTTTTTCAAATTTGGTACTTGCATTTGGGATACTTTAAAAATGGCGCGTGATACAATCTGTAAGCAGAAAAGTTATATTTCATGGTGTGAGAAAAATAACTACATGACAAAGCATAAAAAGCCACAGGCGAGAGCCACCGCAGAAATCTTACATAGATATTTAACAGGCGATAATACTTTTGAGGAATCCCACACAGGCTTAGAGGATGTATTAATTGAAAAAGATATTCTTGCTCATTGCTTTAGACAGCATAAAAAGATGCGGAAAAATCTTTATGAAAAGGCGCTTGCGTAATGCGAGCGCCAAAGCCCGGACGACCGAACAAATGTTCTAAAAAAATTTTTTTAAAAAACGCTTGACTTTTAGAACGTTATCCCTTATAATTATATTCAGAAAGAGAGGTAAAGCCTATGACAGCAAAAGAAAAAGAAAACAAGGTTCAGCAGTACATGAAAGCACTTGATATTACAAGGGAAGAAGCAGTTCAGCTGATTGAAGATGATGAAAATGATATCATCGGTGAAGAGGGTGAAGAGCTTCAGGAAAAAGCAAAAGAAGTTAGGCGCTATGAAAAGAGCGACAAGCCTAGGAAAAAGGCTGTGAAAGAGCGCAAAATTGATGAAGAGAAAAAGCATCTGATTGAAATCCTTACGGAAGCTATCACGCACAGCGCACCTACTGAAAACATTTCCATTAAAAATGAAGCTGAAATCAGTTTCAGCTATGGGGAGAACAGCTACACAATTAAACTTGTAAAGCACAGACCCCCTAAGAACTGATTTGTCAAGAGCCAGATTACACAAAAATCTGGCTCTTTTTTTGTGCAATTTTACCACTTGACTTTTTTGGCGGGCCGCGCATGTTCCTCGCGCGGCCGAAATTCCATTATACAACATGGCTCAACCTTTTGTCAATAGGAAATTTGCACAAATTTTTAATTATTTAAATCCCAAAATTTGTACATTTTTACTACTTGTTTTTTTAAAATTTATTTGCTATAATTTAATTACAAGGTAAGGAAAGAGGAGAGAGTCAAGACTTCCCAAGTAGGGTGGGAACGAGCCAAGCGCCGTTACTGTCAGAAGAGAGAAGAACAGCTCAAAGAAAAAAAATAAAAATTTTTCAAAAAACCTCTTGACAGAAAAAAGAAAAAATGCTATAATGTATTTACAAGGTGAGGGAAGGAAGTGAAAACCCATGAGAGATCCGCCTAAAAAAAATAAAAAAACTTCTTGACAGAAGAAAAAAGATTTGATATAATAAGTACATAAGATAAAGAAAAACAATTTTCAAAAAGAAAGAGGTGTTTATTATGACAAGAGCAGAAATCTTCCGCAACATCGCAACCATCAACGCAGTAGCAGAGAACGAAGAGTTCGTCAATGCGCTTCTGAAAGAAGCCGAAGCACTGGAAAAGAGGGCGGCGGCTCGGGTTGGTAAGCAGACCAAGACGCAGAAGGAGAACGCAGAAATCAAGGAGCGTATCCTTGAGATTCTCGCAGACGCTGACGGCATGACCGCAACGGAAGTTGCAAACGCTATCGGTGTTAGCCTTGCAAAGGCTACCGCTCTCCTGACGCAGATGGTCAAGGCAGAGACCATCCGCAGAGAGGTCGAAAAGAAGGTGGCGCGGTTCTTCGCATGAACCGCCACCATTACAACTGAATAACATGCAAGCCGAGGGAATCCCCTCGGCTTTTTCTTTTTGGCGCTTCGTGGACTGCCGCCACGAAGCGATTTTTTGATAATTAGTAGGGTTTAGAAAAAAATTTTTTCGATTTTTTCTGCAATTGGGGCTTGACCTTTTCCCGGAATGGTGCTATAATTTAATCATCAAAGGAAAGGAAGGCACCAAACAATGACAAATACAATTCTTTTCAACACAATGATCAATCGTTACAATGAATTGTCTTATACTCATCAGTATATCTTTGGATTCAACTTTAAGGGTAACCTGTACATGGTTAATGCAACAAGTGAAATCCTTCCCTACGTTCTTAAACTTGATAAAGCGAGTAGAGGTCAAGGCTATAGTATTCGCTTCTCTCCTAACACTGATCAAAAACTTTTACTGATAGCTAAAGGCGCAACAGTCCTTTGTTCTCAAATGTATTTTGATACAGTAGTTAATAGTAGCAAGTACAACAAGGGAGAAATTTTTGAGCAGATGGTTACTGAATACTATGGTCAGGAATGGACAAAAGACAATGTACCTTTCACTGAGGACGGAGACCTTACAGTCGATGGTATCGCCTACCAAATTAAATATGAAAAAGCTACCTTCACCAATGAGAAAACACTTGCCAAGATGTATTAATCTGGCAAGTGTTTTTTTGACGTTCCGCAGCCGGGCGCCGCGGAACGTGATTTTTGTCAATAGTAATGTTGCACAATTTTTGTTTTGAAAATTTGTACACTTTTACCAATTGTAACTTCCCAAAATTTTTAGTATAATATAATTGTCAAGAGGAAAGAAGAAAAAAGAAAGTCGGCAAAGAAGAGTTCCGTGCGCACGCTCCACTTTCCACTTCTCCAAAAAAAATAAAAAGACTTCTTGACAGCCACAAAAAAATCTGCTATAATAAATACATAAGATAAAGAAAACAAATTAAACAAAAGAAAGAGGTGTTTACTATGACTAAGATGGAAATGTTCGCTGCTATTAAGACTGCTGTTGCTGACAACGCTGAGATGGTTGAGTTCATCGACAAGGAAATGGCGGCTCTGGCTAAGCGCAACTCTCGCAAGTCTGATAAGCCTACCAAGACTCAGGTTGAGAATGCCGCTATCAAGGAGACCATTAAGGAGACCCTTGCTGATACGGAAGCCATGACTGCTACTGAGATTGCGGCGGCTGTTGGTATCTCTCTCGCCAAGGCAACGGCTCTGCTGACTCAGCTCGTTAAGGCTGAGGAAGTCCACAGGGAAGTGGAAAAGAAGGTTGCGAGGTTCTCTCTCTGAGAACCTCCTCACCTGACAACTAAATACGATCTGAACCCAGCACGCCTCTTAACAATGCGTACCACGCTGGGTCTTTTTTATTTGGCGGTTCGCGCACTGCCGGCGCGAACCGATTTATTTGTCAATGGTAATGTTGCACAATTTTTTAATGCGTTTTTTGTGAATTTTTACTAATTGTAAAATCCCAAAATCTTTGATATAATTATAATTGTCAAGGGGAAAGCGAAACGGCGACAAAAGGGTAGCCACTCCTTAGAGAGTTAATGGACGGTGTAAAATAATCCGAAAAAAGTTTCAAAAACCCCTTGACAGTCAATAAAAAATTTGATATAATTAATTTATCAAAGGTAAGGAAAGTCAAAGAAGTCAACCACTAAAAAAACTTCAAAAAAGTTAAAAAAAGTTCTTGACAAAACAAAAACCTTTTGATATAATTAAATCATCAAAAGAAAACAAAAACATTTTCAAAAAAGAAAGAGGTGTTGATTATGACAAACATGACTTATGTATCTGCTGTTGAGTACGCAATCGCTAACATCGACAATGCTGAGGTTACTGAAAAGCTCTCTGCTCTTCGTGACTCGCTCGTGAAGCGCAACGCTCGCAAGGCTGAGGGTCTGACAAAGACTCAGAAGGAGAACCTTGAGTTCAAGAACGCCATTGTCGAAGCACTGGCAGAGTCCGAAGGGATGACCGCTACTGAAGTAGCCAATGCGGTTGGCATCTCTCTTGCTAAGGCGACAGCCCTCCTCACTCAGCTTGTTAAGGCTGATAGCGTCAAGCGTGAGGTCGAGAAGAAGGTCGCTCACTTCTCCATCTAATCCACATCTACAACTGAATATCGCTTTCAGGGGTCAGAATACCTGACCCCTTTTTTTGTTGCGCTGGTTGGCGCGCTTGTGGCCACAAGCGCGCCATTTTTCCATTATAACACACTCTCTGCATTTTTGTCAATAGTAATTTTGCACAAAAATTTTTTTCTTTTTTTCCCAAAATTTTACTTGCTTTTTTCTTAGGTTCTGCTATAATATAATCATCAAGAGAAAAGAGAAAGGAAAAAACATGAAAGACAAATTTTTTACTAATCTTGCTTACGTAGCAATCGCCGCAACTATTATTGGACAGTGTATCACAGGTGTTAATTTCTACTTTGGACAGTTTGCCTATCTGATTGCAAATATCATTAATTGTGTAAGAGATATTGTCCTTGATAGACCTAGAGCAGACAAAATTAAAGACTTTAGTTTGCTTGGAATCACAATCGGAATTATGTTTTTTAAATATTTCCTTTAAAAAGAATTGACAAATAAAAAATCTTATGATATAATAAATACAGAAAGTGAGGAAAGAAAAAATAATGAGAGATCCTCCCTAAAAAGAATAAATAAAAATTAAATAAAAAAACTCTTGACAAGATATTAATTTCTTGATATAATATTCTTGTAAGAAAACAGAAGGGAAGGAGACAATAAACCCATGACACGATTTAAGATCTAAGCGCAAGCGACAGCGTGATGACAGAAAAAGGTCGTAGGGATAGACAGCGAGCAGATTGAGAAAGTGTGGTAGATTGGCCACCTACCACTTCCCGAACTTAGATAAAAAATAAGTGCGTGTCGCCTAAAGGTATGGCACCAAACTTTTAATTTGGTTAATGTGGGTTCAATTCCCATCACGCACATGCATTTTCTTACATTTTGTACCCTCCTTTCTTAAAAAGAGCTAAAACTTTTAAAGTTTTAGCTCTTTTTGTATTGAAATAAAACCTGTTTGGCTCGCGACCGGGCGCCGCGAGCCAATTTTTGCTGTCAATTGGCACTTTAAACAAAAAATTTTGCTATTTTTCAGCAATTTTTTACTTGTTTTTCTCCTGAAATTATGTTATTATTAAATCATCAAAAGAAAAGGAGAGAACTAAAAATGGGTAACTTCAAACTTTATTCAAGAATTAAAGATCGTGAGACTATCCTTGAAATATGGAGTAGTTCTACTAAGCATCCTGATTCAGTATTTTGTTTTTCAGATTCTGAATTATCTAGATGTGTTGACGCTGAAGATCAAACTATTTCTTGGCTTTTTGAATGTGCAAGTAAATTAATTTTTCCTTACCATGCTTATATTTTAGCAACATGGGCATGTGAAGCTTATGAAGAAATGATGGAGTGATAACATGAAAGGGAATATTCACAAGAAAATGACCTTTGAAGATAAGTTCGATAGAAAATACGCTTGCTGGGTTAAGAACAATAGAAAAGCATGGCGTTATTGGAAACGCAAGACTAGAAAAGACTTTCGTAGAATGATAAATCGCGGCGACCTTGATTAGGATTGCCACCCGGGCGACTGTCGCGAAAATAATGCTTGACAAATAAATCCAACCATGCTATAATAAACCTATCAATTGAAGGAGGGCACAAAACTTTGAAGAAATATCTGATTGGACTTGACACTGAAACTTGCAATGGCTTAATGGTCGATGATAAACTTGATTTAACTCATTCTCTTGTTTATGATTTAGGTTATGCCGTAACAGACAAGAAAGGAAATATTTACAAAACAGAAAGTTTTGTTATCTTTGAAATCTTTGTTAAAATGGCGGATGTTATGAAGTCTGCTTATTACGCTGAAAAAATTCCTAATTATTGGGATGATATTAAAAATGGCAAGCGTAAACTTGTGACCTTTGCAACAGCAAGAAAACAGCTTTTAAAAGATATGAAAGAGTATAAAACAAATATTGTTTTTGCTCACAATGCGGGGTTTGATTTAAGAGCATTAAATAATACCTATCGTTATATCACAAAATCAAAATATAGATTTTTCTTTAAATGGGGAACCGAACTTTGGGATACGCTTAAAATGTCAAAAGACACTATCTGCAAACAGAAAAGCTACATTTCCTATTGTGAAAGAAATAATTACATGACAAAACATAAAACTCCTAGAGCTAGAGCGACAGCAGAAATTCTGTATAGATATTTAACAGGGAATGAGGAATTCGCAGAATCACACACTGGCCTTGAAGATGTTTTGATTGAAACAAAAATCATGGCTCATTGCTTCCGTCAGCACAAGAAAATGAGAAAACAGCTTTTCGAAAGGGCAGCCGCTTAATTGCGGCGCCCGGTCGAAAAAAAATAAAAAAAGTGTTGACAAACAAAACTATCTTTGCTATAATTAAATCATCAAAAGAAAGGAAATGAAAATCATGTGGACAACTTATTGGTGGGCAATTGAAGATGAAAACAGTGATCTTTGTGGAGAAGAATTCTTCACAGAACTCAAGGACGCAAGTAAAGATGAACATTATGATTATGTAAAAAGCATTTTTCCTAATGAGAATGTTAAATGTTATGGAAAAATAACTGAAGAAGAAGCCGAAATGATGGGGCTTGATACTTATTAAGAAAGGAGATACAAAAATGGCAAAATTTAAAATTGTAGAAGGAACTTACGCTTACAGAGAATACACCATTGAAGCAGACAATTTCGAAGATGCTGAGAGAAAATGGAAAGATTACAGCAAAGATTTAGAGATCGCTTCTAATCATGCCCCTTGGGATATTGCTGTTGATGACATTCAGCTGGATCAGATCGTTAACGAAGAAACTCATGAAATTGAATATTATAGCTAATGGCAAGGGCGGCGACGCCCTTGTTTTTTATTGCGGCGGCTGTTAGTATACACTAACCCTTGCCCGGCCCGCGTTCGCGCAAGCAGGGCCGAAAATTTTCAGACAATTCACCTCTAAATTTTTTTCTGTCAGAATTTTCAGACAATTCAGAAAACTTGCTTTCCCGAATTAACGCTTTAGCGCGGTGAAGTATTAACGTATTAACGCGCTAGTGCTTTAGCGCGGTGAAGTGATGCAGCGTTGCAGTGATGAAGTGATTCTGTCCTCCCGCAAACTCCTCCTATATGCGACTACCTGACCAGCCGAGAGCATATGCGAACCTGCTGCCAGCCGTGATGTCATATGGCAGCAGGCGACTAGACGAGACAAATTTGACAAAACAAAAATTTTTTGATATAATATTAAAAAAACACTTTTTTATTGCCGCATCTCTTTTTGCTTCGCATTTTTCCTTATACGAACAAATTACCGTGAGACAATAGAATCAAGAAAATTTACCCAGAAAATCAATGCTCCTGCTTAATAAAATCCGAAAGCCTCCTCCGCAAAAAAGTTGTAATTTCAGAAAAATTTTGATATAATATATTTACAATGAAAAATATAAAAGGAGATACGCGTATATGGATATTTATGAAATGTTTCAGAATGGTATGACTGCAGACGAGATCAAGGCGGAAGTTGACAAGACCGCCGCACTCTACAAAGAAGATCAAGAGGCAGAAAGAGAAAAGGAAATGAAGTATGCTAAGGAAGATCTCTATGAGGCAATGATTAATTTCCTTGATGCTTCTGGCGAGGTTGATCCTAAGACTCTTAAGTCTGAAAAATTCCAGAAGATGCTCAGAGAAATCATTGATGATTTCAAGGATCAGTTGGGGTTTTATTCCAAGCTGACTATTGCTTTAAAGGAAGAAAAGCCTAAGAAAGCGGCAACGCCTGATGATCTGAAAGTTCTAGCTAAACTGTTCTTCTAAACAAGAGAAAGAGAGTCCTCAGGGACTCTCTTTTATTATATACTAAAACGGTAACGGAGACGGTGACGTATAGAGCTGGTACAGGTGCCACTTCACTCTTACAATTTTCAACACTTTCACAATTTTCAGCTCACTGGCAATTTTTAACTTACTTTTATAAATTCTCAATACTCTTACAATTTTTAATCCCTAGCATAACTCTTATAAATTTTCAATTTCCAACACATTCTTCCAACATAACTTTTACAGTTCCTAACGTATCTCCAGCATACCTCAAACGCACTCTTAGCGTACCTATAATTTTTTTCCAATCTTTCTTCCTTAATACTCACTCTTTTTGGCGCCGCAGGCTATCAACTTCTTTCTCTCTTCTTCTGGCATCTCCCAAAACTTCAAATCATTAACAATAATATCTACATGATAGCCATCCTCCGCAGTACTAGTATAAACCCTGTCAGCGGCTGCGCCGCAGGCTTTCATATAAGCAATAGCATCATCAAGTTCATCAAAAACATTCTTAATCAACATAAAACTATATTATTTCCTCCATGATTCAATAGTCGCAGGCATAATTAACCCAAACTCTAAATAATCTCTCATCATCTTCCTCAATAGGCAACTCCTCTACCCCTAATACAGCACCACTCATCAAATCATCAAAAAATGTTGCCCAAACTTTATTCCTTAATTCATTTTTACTTCTCACCCAAAAATATTTCTAAATCATGCAAATAGGCTCTCCTTGCGCTGCGCGCGGCTCTAATTTCATTAACTCCTACCCCCGAGTAAAAAATGCTACGCACAACTTAAAAATAACATACCCCCGATAAAAAATTCATTCTATCAAAAGCAAACAATAACAACTAAACTAAACATGCGGCGGCCCCCATAAAAATCACTAATCTTTTAATGATTTACTTTCTAAAGCGCTCCAATATTCATCTAATAAGTCTAAAACTGATATTTCTCTAGTAGTCCAACCATAACAGAATCTTTTTCTCTCTTCTATGTACTCATACGCCCCAATATCTTCTTTATCTTCTAAATAATGATATTCACAAAGAGTTTCCATCATCTCTTCCGCCCACTAGAAACTTTCATCTTCTCTGAAATAATCAAAAATCTTTCTCAAAACTTTAATTGGTATATTTTCCATTCAACTCCTCCTGCGCCTCCACAAAGCGATGCGCGAAGCGCTAAGGGATTTCTATCTTGGAGCGCGAAGCGCGGAAAGATAGAATATCCCGCCCCTATTTCTATTTCTATTTATATGGTATCTAAAAACTTAACAAAACTATAGAAAAAACTTAACAAAAGTATAGAAAAAACTTAACACATTTTCTTGACTTGGTTCCGTACGCCCTCTATGATGATTAATGTTTTCTTATTATTTTCATCCCATTGGTAACGCCACTCAACCAATCCAATCAACTTTAAAATCTCTAATATATCAGTAATAATACTATTATTTGAAGTTGTTCCAGTAGCCACCCCGATAAAATCCTTCATCTGATTCATCGTCACAATAAACTACTTTTCACCATTTGCAATATATCTATTCATTAGATACACAAAAAGACTAATTGCGTGCTAACTTAAAGCGTTATTAATCTTTCTTAAAGTCTCAAGCGGTACCAAAGAAGCCACTGTCGTATCTAATTCATTAAGAATATATCTTTTCATCTTAGGATTAGGATCTTCCTAAACTAATCCTTTCTCTATTAAATTATTAAACTTCTAAGAAGTCTTTTGTCTTGATAAATCTACTAAATGACAAAGCTTACTAAAAACGACATCTTTTTTATCTACGTATCGAGTTGATACCCCATTAATAACTTCATGGTAAGACTTCTATTGTAATACACTATAGAGCAAATCATTATATCGGTTATCTGAGGTATAGCTAATAACACTCGGTATCTGTCGTGAATTTGATTGAATTTTCATAGCTTTTCCTCCTATACTATTTTTTCAAAAAGATTGTTAACCCCTTAACAAAATTTGCCCTATGTTACCCCCTTAACAAATCTATAGAAAAAACTTAACAAATCTATAGAAATTTCTTAACAAAACATTAGAAAAAACTTAACACTTTTTCTTAACAAATCTATAGAAAAAACTTAACAAATCTATAGAAAAAACTTAACAAAACATTTGAAAACATGTTAAACTATTCTGTCCAAAAATCTTAGACGATAATTAAGAAAAGTATTGACTTTCCCGTATAAAAATCCTTTTTTCGTGTTAACCCTTAACAATTTATTAAAGCAGTTTTTTATTTAGTACGCGGCAGTTCTTGGTTGGTTATGCCTCCAAAGCGCCTACCGCCGCTTAAAAAAACTACCATAACACAATAATAACAATCAATACCACAATAGTCAATACCAGACTAACATTCAAATTAGCTGGCTGCCATTCATTTCCTTCTCTTGATTTATAATTCATATAAAAGCATCCTATTGTCAACAATATTATCAATCCTATTCCTATCAAAATCATATAATCATCTCCTTATAATTTTCTTTTATTATATTATAACAAAATTTTATAAAAATATCAAGCGGGAGCCAGCTTCATCCCACCCTTTAGCAAGCCCCGCCGCACATTTTACATTTAAGAAAAATTTTTATATAATATAATAAAGGAGAAAAGAAAAATGAATGATGTTAGACTTAGATTAATTTAGTTCGTATTTTTAGTTTTATTTTATATCATATTCTTTGCTGCTATTGCTACTGGTGCACATTTTATTATAATAATATCAAGTATATTTGGTTTCGGTTTAAACTTATTAATAACTGCTTTTCATTACAAAATATTTAATTAAAGAAAGGAGCTGCCGCAATGTCACTTTCCCCTTACTTCTATGTTGAAAAATGGAATGATGAAAAAAACTGCTATGAAGAAATCAGTCTTTATAAGAAACCTGGTAAGTATGCAAGTGCAGAAGATAAGTCCCGCGGTTTCGAAAAGGTAGATTTCTGGCCTTGGAATGGAACTCATGAGATCTTTGCAAGGCTTGGTACAGAATCTAAAGATCCTAACTACGATCCAATTGCGGGAGTGCATTACGGTGTGCCGCCGATGGTGAGTGAGACTGTTAAAAAAGAAATTGATGAGTTTTTCGACGAAGATGGATATCGTAAAAAAGAATCCACCGTTAGATGGATCACTCTTGCTGATCTATATGTTGAAAAACTTACAAACCCCAAAGTCCCTGACTATGATGAGGAATGGGGAGAAAACATTAATCATAAAGTTTATAAAGATAACCCCGTTAAAGATGTAATTAATCGTATCAATACTTGGATTAGTCTTGGAGATGATGATTGGGAAGTTGAAAATAATAAATCTCTTATTAGAATTGTTTATTGGGTGATTTGGTAACAAATAGGCCGTTCCCGCAAATTAAAAAAGGAGAAAATACTATGATAAAATTAGAACCTACAAATTTAAAAAATACTGATCTTGGTGGGTTTTGGAATTTTGCTTTTATGAGTGAGAGCTGTAGTTGGGAAGATGCAATTTCTCCTTTTAGGAAAACTAAGATAGATAATTTTTTAAAACTTTTTTCTGAATATTTGCGGGAGCGGCCTTATTTAACCTTAGATCCAGACACTGTTGATATAAATATTCCAGATTTAAACCAGACTGAACGTGAATACCTCCGAAAAGGGGTAGCAAATATTATTAAAAATAATAAAAGGTGGTGATTATTATATGGACAGATGCTTTATCATTGATGAGAAATTCATCAAAGCAAAAGGTGATTTGTTAGGCCAAGAATATAAGATGATTCTACATGAATATACAAAATCATCTATGGATAAATATATAATTACTAATAATTTATTTTGTCCATCCATAACTGAAAATATTAATGGTTTTGTTAGAAAATATAAATGTATTCCAGTCGGAGGTATTGCTTTTATAAAAAATGCTCTTGAAGTAACAACTGGATCAGATAGAATGAATCCTCTTGAAATTCCCAAGGAACTTCGCCATTTCTTAAAAAGAGAATATAAAATAATACCTGGAAAAAAGATTGAGGATAATATATTAACAAGTGATAAATATTTTATTAAAGACGCAACAGAATTAAAGACATATAATAATTTACTTAATCCATATTCAGCTAAATATGAAATAGATATAAATCATAATTTTGTTGTAACTGAAATGGTAAATTTTTTATCTGAATTTAGAATTTTTATTTACAATGATAAAATTCAAAGTATACAACATTATTTAGGAGATCCACTTGTTTTTCCAGATTCAAGTATAATAAAGAAATGTATTGAAACATATTCAAAAATAAAGCATCCTAAAAGCTATACCTTAGATATTGGTATTCGTATGTATAAAGAAAACCTGATAACAGAACCTATTGAAGTTCATCCTTTTGCAGCATGTGGCTTATATGGATTTCATGATGAATGTGTTTTAAATATGTTAGAGGATGGATGGGATTGGTACATACAAGAAAACAAAGAGGTGATATAATGAAATTAAAAAAATGGTTAAAGTATGTTGATCCAATAGTAGAAGTAAATGTTTTTACAGATAAATCTCCATGTGACATTCCTGTATTTAGCGGCCCCCTATTTGCCCTTCCTAAGAAATATAAAAAAATGAAGATTGGTAGAGCTAAATGGGATAATGACGGAGATGAGCCGATTTTTATAACACACTTTGTAAATGAACATGGAGCAACTCTTGAGTTAATTACTATAAATCTTCTTGAGAATTAAAGGCGCATAAAAATGCGCCTTTATTTTTTTTAAAATTTTTGTTATAATATATCTATAAAGTAAAGAAAGGAAGTGTAATATATGATGCCTACAGCTTGCACTAATGCTATTGAACTTACAACAATGATTCATGAAGCAAATGGTCAGATCGTAGATAATAATTCTATTACAAAAGCAGTATATGATTGGTATACGCATAGCGACATTGTAGATCCTGAAATGCTTGCGGCAGCTGTCTTAGAGTATGGAAGATGGCGTCAGATTGATCTTTCAGACTGGGAACATGTACACGATAAGTGGTTCCCGCAGTACGATGATATGTATGGTGTTTGGGAGTTTGAAGCTTCTTATCATGATGAATTTTGGAGGTAAGTCATGAGATATTATGAATTCTACTATAGCTGCGGTTTCCCTCAGGCAAGAGAAGATAACTTTTATGCATTCCCTGATGATTGGAGTGATTCTGACGTGGAATGGTTTTTTAACGAAGAACTAGAAGATTATGCTATAAGGCATGAAGATCTCGCATCTCTTCCTGATCCTAATAATTATCGCTATGAGGATGAATATGAAAAAGATTACAGTGAAGCTTGTGATTATTGGTTAAGTGAAGTCCAGATCTATTCTTCCTTTACAGAATGTAGTTTTGAAGAATGGGAAGAGAACAGCGGAGAAAAGATAGAATGACTATTTTAGGACTTTTGATTAATTCATTCGATTACTATAATTTAACACGATTTAATCTTAAACCTAAAAAATGGATTTGGTTTAATGCTATTGCTTCATTGATAATAGTTATTTATGGGAGTATGAACAATTATGGCAGCTACTTATGCTATTTCTGATTTACATGGAAGGTATGATCTCTGGTCAAAAGCAAGAGATTATCTACAAGAAGATGATACACTAATTTGCCTGGGTGATTGTATAGATCGAGGCCCAGATGGAATTAAAATTGTAGATGAAATGCGGGCGCGCCCTAATACAATTTATATCAAGGGCAATCATGAAGATATGGCAGCTGCCGCAATTTATGATTTAAACGAAGTTTATAATAAACAAGGGGAAGATGGCAGTTCCCTTTGGTTTTATAATGGCGGTTATGCAACATATAAAGAATTGATTAAATTACCTACAAACCAGCAGTTAGAGTATGCGTATTTCTTCAATAATCTTACTCATATGTATGAATATATTAATTCTTCTGATGAGAAAGTGATTCTTGTTCATGCAAATTTTACTCCTGAAAAGAAAAAACAGGATCTGCTTTGGGATAGGTCTTCTTTTCATACTCTCTGGCCAAAAGGTAAAAACTATAAAGATATAAAGGTCATTCATGGCCATACTCCAGTTCAATATCTTGAATTTAATTTTGGCTATAATGGCAATACCTTTACAGGAGACATAGATACTAATGAAGCTTTTGATAGATGGGAGCCTCATGCTATTTGGTATTGCGGCGGCCACAAGTGTGATATTGACCTAGGCACCGCCGCATCAAGCAAGACAATGCTTTTAAATTTAGACACTTGGGAAGAGATTTATTTTATTGGAGACTAAAATGAATAGAATATTTATGCTAGCTGATATACATGGAGATTGGCGCCGCATTAGAGATTTAAATATTCGACTTATTAAAAAATTAGATGAAACCGATATTATCATTTTATTAGGTGATACTGGAGTAAACTATTTTTTTAATGAAAGAGATGAAAGACTTAAAAAAGATTTAGGAAAATTTAAATGCACTTATTTCTTAATTAGGGGAAATCATGAATCTAGAGTATCACCTTTAGCTCTTGGTTCAGAAAAATGGGAAACTCAGATCTTCTTTGATGGCCCTGTCTGGGTAGAAAAAGAATATCCTTATATAAAATATGCTAAGGATCATCCTATGCGTTATAATATAAATGGTTATAACACTTTAGTCATCCCAGGTGCTTATTCTGTTGATAAAAATTATAGACTTAAAATGGGCTATACTTGGTTTGAAAATGAACAGCTGACAGAAGAAGAAATGCAATTGGGAAGAGATCTTATTACATATTTTGACGATAAGATTGATATAGTATTATCACATACTTGTCCACTTGTATTCGAACCAATAGATTTATTCCTTTCTTCTGTTGATCAATCAACAGTAGATAGATCAATGGAAAGATACTTAGGGGAGATAGAATATAACCTGGATTATCGACTTTGGGCATTTGGACATTTTCATCAATATCGAGTGTATCCATCATTCAAAGGGCGGCAGCCGCTTATGTTGTATAACGACAAGGCGATTGAATTGAACGAATGGATGGCTGCACTTCCAGATAATATAGGAAAAACATATTAATAAGCGAGCTAAGCTCGCTTTATTTTTTTATAATTTTTTGATATAATATTCTTATAAAAGAAGGAGAAAAATTATGAACAATGATGATAGAAGAAGTGTAAGCGTAAGTGGAATAGGATTTTTTGACGTTCTTTTGCTTATAAATATAGTTTTAAAACTTACTGGTGTAATAAATTGGAGTTGGTGGGTTGTATTATGGCCATTATGGTTTTCTATTATAACTCTTATCTTTGTTATTTTTATCATTTGGTACATTGTTAAAAGGAGTTCAAAATGAGATTGTGGCATAAAGTTTTGATTCCAGTTCTTCCAAAAGATCAGTTAGTTTCACAGTGGCGCGAGGTTTCGGCGCTTGCAGGCGGGATCCAGAAGAACGGAAAGACTAATCATATTTTAATTAATTTTGTTATGGATTATCCATATGACCATTTAATTAGTTATGCGAAGCTAGTTAGAGAAGAAATGACACGGCGTGGTTATCGCACAATGGATTCAGTTTGGAACAAAATTGTTGCACTGAAACCAGATTACACTGAAGTGCCTGCCGCAGATATTTATAAAGAAAAAATGGATGATGTATATTTGGAGATTTGTTTTTATAATTTATTAGAAAAATATCTGTGCGGCGGCGTTCCTGAAGAATACTATTTAAAGATATTTAGTCTTTGTAATAAGACTCTTAGATGGGAAAAGAGGTGAAATTATGTTAAATGAAAAAGGAGAAAGAGAATTAGCATATATATCGGTTATTGATAACATTGAGCCAATTCCGAATTATGATAGAGTAGAATTAGCTACTGTAAAAGGATGGAAAATTATTGTACGCAAAGATCAGTTTAAAGTCGGAGATCTTGCAATTTATATTGAAATTGACTCTAAAGTTCCCGCGACTGAACCTTTTGCGTTTCTTGAGAAGCGGAAATATGCAGTCAAAACACTTAAAATGTGTAAAGTTCTTAGTCAGGGTTTACTTATGTCTCCTTCTGATTTTGGATGGAAGATTGGATGGGAAGGCGACAGTATTGAAGGTAAACCTTTCATTTATAATGGTGATAAAATATATTATGAAGGTGATTTTGTAACAAAAGATCTTGGTATTACCTATTACGTTCCAGAAGATAATGCAAGAAAAGCTAATATTGTTGTAGATAAATATAAGAAAATGGCGGCAAGGCACCCTGGATTGTTTAAAAAACCGCTGTTTAGATGGTTAATGAGACGAGATTGGGGTAAGAAATTTCTGTTTATTTTCTTCGGAAAGAAGAAAGATAAGCGCGGCTGGCCTAGCTGGGTTGCAAAAACAGACGAGGAACGGGTGCAAAACCTACCCTGGATTACTGAGCAGAAAGGGCCCTGGATCGCTACGGAAAAAATCGATGGCAGCAGCACAACCTTCACAATGAAACGAGGCCCGCTTGGTAAAAAAGACTTCTACATTTGTAGTAGAAATGTAGTCTTTGATACTCCAGATAAGAAATGCTTTTATGATACTAATATTTATGTTGAAATGGCAGAAAAGTATCATGCCAAAGAAGTTCTAACCAAGCTTTTTGATGAAGTGTATCCCAACGCTCAGTGGATTACTATTCAGGGCGAGACCTATGGGGAAGGAGTGCAACGCCGCGATTACTCTTTAAAAGAGCATGATTTCGCAGCTTTTAATTTAATTACTTCTGAAACTGGAAGAGTTAATACTATTGACATGATAGGTATTCTTGAACCTTACGATATTCCTTGCGTTCCTGTTGTTGATCATGCTTATTACCTGCCGGATACTATTGAAGAAATTCTGAGCTATGCAGAAGGAACTTCTCAGATTGATGGTAAAGAAAGAGAGGGGATTGTTTTCCGCTCTCAGGATGGATCTCAGTCTTTTAAAGCTGTGTCTAATTCTTTCTTACAAAAGTATCATGGATAAGGGGATATAATATGAAAGAGACTGTTTATAAAGAAGATGCTATCAAAGCATTTGATACTGAACCTTTCGTTGTGGGCGACGCAGAAGCCGCTATAAACACATATTCATATCTATGTGATGTGATTTGTAGAATTAAAAATTTACCACCCGTACAGCCAGAATCAGCACAATGGGTACAAATGCTTATTAATCCTAACATGTATAAATGCTCTAATTGTCAAAATGCATGGAACAAACGTCTTGTTTTTGAAAATGAAGGATATAGCGAAAATATATTTATGAAGTATTGCCCATGCTGCGGCAGGAAGATGAAGGCGAAAGTCGATTATGAGTAACTATGAATATATGCGTATATGAGAGGTG